TAAGGACAGAAAGTGTATCGTTACTAATTTTCATAATTTAATCTCACAAAGTTAATATTGTCTATACAGTATACAGACATCATAATAAAAAGTCAAGCGTTAAGTGTTTTCTACAATGTCCATAGCGAGAGATATGCCTGCTTGTTCGCACTTATAGACAATACCAGCTGCTTCCCAAATAGGTTGCGCTGTGTTATAAAAAGCATTATATACGCTTGAATCAGATGCAGTTTGCCTTAGTGTATAAACTAGAGAATCTGCGGAAGTAGACTCTTGGGTTACAATCTCATGCAGCTCTCTTGCCGCTTGAATTTGGGCTTGCTGATCTGCTGCAAACTCATAAGTCCACTCTACATCAGTGGAAGGACGAGTGAAAGTGTATTCTACAGTAAAAGCCATTCTTATATCTCCTGAAAATGGATGATTAACTTATCTTATTTATAAGATATGGTAACTGTGTCATCAGAATATTTTCGGTCATGCTCATAAAGTGCTAAGAAACCGTAGTGAATAATTTTCACGATATCCTTTCGCCACTCGTCTGGCGTTTCACCTTTCTTACCATATCGACCATTGTACTTGTCGATGTTGCCGTGAAAGAACCCGTCACCGTGTCCTCTATCGACAATGATCTCGGCGGACTGAAGTCCGCCTTGACCGTAGTGGGCATTGTAAGTAGAGTCGATGTACTTCTTAAACTCCTCAATCAACTCGTCCTCACGGAACTTATATATTTTCTTTCCCATTAAAATGATACCTCTGATTCAGTATTAGCCATCTCTTCTTGCCAAGTAGGCTGCTCTTCGTTCGAAGGATCAACCTTGCTGTACAAGTCGATGAATGCTTGCTTTGTATCCTCGTCAAAGCGATTAGTACAAAGCGTGATTGCTTTTACCTTGTCGTTGAAGACGGCAAAAGCATTTACAATATGCTCCAGCCTGCGAGTGCTAACCAACTCATCGATTGCACCTTCCATAAAGGTCTTACGGATAACGTCCGACCATGTAACGAGGTGTGTAGCGAAGTCTTCATCGACACAGCCTGCTCGTTCCATCTTGTTGAGAATGATTTTTTTCTCAACGGACATTGTAGGATACTCCTGCTCAACGGTGATGGCAAATCTCTCCAAGAAAGCCTCGTCAAGTAACTGGGCGCTAATAAACTTACCATCATCAGAGCCACGACCTTTTGTATTAGCCGTAGCGATAATTGTAAACCCGTTAGCAGGAGTAATGGTTTCGCCAGTCTTTTTGTTGAAGTAGGATTTACCTTCGAGGACAGCCTGGAGACACATTAGCTTATTCGATCCACGATCTACTTCATCAAGTATAAGGACAGCACCCCGCTTCATAGCGGTGAGGACGGGCCCTTCCCTATAGACGACATTACCATCAACTAGTGTATTGCCACCGATTAGATCATCCTCATCGGTCTCAATACTAATATTAACACGAATAGCCTCACGCTTTAGATTCGCACAAATTTGTTCTACCATTGTAGTCTTGCCGTTACCAGAAAGACCACTAATGAATACTGGATAAAACATTTGGCTTTCAAGGACTTTTTTGAGATCCTTGTAGAAGCCAAACGGTACAAAGGTTGAGTCCTTCGCAGGAATTAGATTTTCAATTTCCATATCAAGTTTAGCCTGTGTGACAGTTTTTGCTACAGGGACGGTGTTGTCTACTACAATCTTAGGAGAGGTAGTCTTAACAGCCGCTGGCGACTTTGTTTTTTTAACTGCACTGCCTTGAAACATCTCGGTTAAATCAAATAAGCCACGACCAACTTTTAGTCGTCTCTCATTTAAGATCCATGCAGGATAAGATAGGTTGTGCTCTTCGACAATGGAAAGAATTTGTTTTCTAGAAACATTATCTGTACCGTGCTTGGCACGAATTGAAGATAGGAGCAATTCTCGATCGGTAGTGTTCATCATAATAGTGTCCCTCACAGACATAATTAAAGTTTGTTTTTTCAGTTTACATATACATTATAGCAAGTGGTGTAGCATTTGTCAAGCATTAATTTCACTAATTTATCTCTTATAAATCAACAACTTACGCTATCTGAGATGAGAATTTCTGTACAAATAGTCGATTTTGAGCCTTATTTCCAGCGAATTTCTTGAATCCTCGAAGTAAATCACCTCTGGTTTTAGATTTTACTTCCAGCTCGGCATCGACTGATAAGTCTGAACCATTGATAACGTAACGTACATCGAATCCAACGGTGTCTTTAACCTCTAGCAGACCAGTAGAACGGTTTGACATAATCTGATCCCATTCAGTGTAGTGATCGCCATCATGATTGATAGTAAACAAACTCTTACACTCTTCAAGGTTTCGCTTGTTCCACTTTGCAATCAAGTGATAGTTTATTACCTTAGAGCCTGTAACCTCTTTATAGAGATCAATAAGAGTAGCAGTTAGTATAGCGTTTGGATGCGCCCAGCCTGTTTTATACATAGGCGTTACGGTGCTTCCGTACTTTAGTACTACTGGTGCTCGACCACCCCAGTTTGAACTTTGTCGAAGAGCTTCAACACCCTCGACACTTTTCCAGTATGTGGCATAGTCAGTCGCCTCGCCATCAGTAAGAATGATAGTGTTAAGAACCTCAATACGATTTGCTTTACGAAATTGTTTTGCGATCTCAAGACCTACAACTAATGTTGCGTTTAGAGGCGTAGCGCCCAGATTAAAACCCTGATGATCGACACGGATATCTGTCCTATAATTTGTTGGAGTGCGGAAACTATCACGCCACAGTAGCAAGCACTTGTATGCCATTTCAGTTTGTTGTTTAGTGAAACTAGATGACAGCAAATGAGTAAGAGTCAGGTCTTCTAAGAAGTAGTCCTTGTCTTTAGCACCAACTGGCGGAGTATGATCGTATCCATTTATAGAAGTAAAGCCGTACACTTCGAAAGGAATGTTGACTTTACGAGAGAACATTGACAGCCTAATTAACTGCTCGATAGTACCTCGCATGTTAGGATACATAGAACCTGACATGTCGAGATACATAATCATACCATGATTCTTGCCTTCAGGTATAGTAGTGATTTGCTTGAACAGATTGTCGGAAGTCTTGTAAGACCACAAACGCTTGTCGTCAAGGTCGCCAGTCTTGGATGTTTTAGCTTTGATATAGAGAGACGCTTTGCGCTTCATCTCAAAGTTGGCAACCATTTGACTAACAGACTTTGAATTCTTAGCAATAAACTCCTTGTAATTGTTTTCAGCTACAGTTTCGATGTTTCGATCTGACCAGCTAGAAAAATTCTCATACTTGTAAATAGAGGCAGCAGTTTTAATGTAGCGTGAAGGATCTATGTTAGTAGGTATAGTAACATACACAGATTCTCTCTTAGGCTCATTGTCTACTAGGCGCTGTTCGTTTTCTCGGAACTCGGCATCTGTGATTGAACCGACACCGCCATCCTCGACAAACTTCTTGATAGATGTAGGAGTCTCATCTTCTTCATCCTCACTGAATAACTGATCGAATTCATCAGGCTCGGTACCACCAGAGAAGCCTGATTCTAGTTCACCTTCTTCATCGGTCTCTTCGGTTGACTCAACAGGAGCCTCGCCAAAAGATTCTTCGTCATCGGCAGGGCTGTCATCAAAAGATTGATCCTCGAATTGCTCTAGGAGATCTTCTATGTTTTGTTCTGCTTCTTCCTTTGCTTTGCCGTGAAGTTCACGAGCCAGAGCTTCGACATCTTCCCAAGTCTCGGTAGTAGCACAACGGTCTACAAATGATTGCTCATCGCTACTAAACTGTACATTGAGAAACGCACCGACCTTGTAGTGAAGGTTGATACGGTCGATAAGAGGAAGAGTATTGACATCTACATCCTTAACACCAAAGAAATCACGCTCGAACAACTCACGATAGCCTGCGTAAAATGATTTTACAAGACCAGGATAGCGTGACTTGATGTTGCGCTCGATACGTGCGTCCTCAATGACATTGAGAAATCCTTTAAGTGTAGCGTCCTCGCATACTGCATCA